AAAACTTGACTATGACATATTAACGTGATTACTGATTTGAGATTTGTTTAAAGATTAGATTAAAGACTGGATTAACGATTTGTTTCAGGTCATTTTTTTAGGTTTACACATAAACTACTTTTAAGGATTATTACTTTAAAAATATCTGTCTGTGAAGATGGGTATTTTTTTTATTCATCACAGTATCATGGTGTTATCAGTCGAATTATTTTATCAGGCTGATGAATGGCAGTAAATTATTTTTATTTTTGAACAAATAATATTGTAAATATTTGCGCTTCAGTCTGTTAAGTGTCAAAATTAGAAATATTAGGAAAATTAGGCACTTTGAAAAACTATATAGGGAAAAGCCCTATTATATATATAGTTATATATAATATTTTAATAATAATAATAATATAGTATATATATAAGTGATTTATAGATAGTTAGCGATGATTTTTAACTATTATTTTATTTTGTATATTATAATTAAGATTATAAGGAAACAACGATTATATGCCTGATGCAAAGCACTTTATACCCTGATACAAGCAAAACAAAATTAGAAATACTTCAAAAGAAACTGCCTCCACACGCTCAAAACCTTGAAGCAGTAAAATTACATCAGTCATGCCTATGACATCTATTTATAGTTAAAGAATATTAAAAACGTGATATTTCGTGATATTTAGTGATTTTTCTTCTCTTTTGTTTTGGTATATCAAAATAATGTATTATCTTTGTAGTGTTCAGTTAAACAAGTAGTAATAATCAAATAAAAAAGTAAAGATATGAAGACAGCAGAATTTACAATCAATTTAGGTGGTAACAAGGTAGAATTTATAGTAAATAGACCTTATGAAGAAGGTAGTGGCTTTTCAGTTACACACGATGACGAAGTTATTTGTGACGGTTATCAATCAGGTAGAAGATTTTATTTTCTATCGATGTCTAAAAAAGTTGAGTTTTTTCAAGAAATATTTGAAACGAAAGTAATGAAATCATTGAAGGTATTATTTAAATAGATTCATCTGGAGATAGCAATCACAGCGCAACCTAAGCAAGTTGTAAAACTGCTTATTTAAAATTAAAGTAGTAATAATCAAATAAAAAAGTAAGCATTATGAAAGCAAAAGAGGTAGTCAAAGAGTATATTTATGAAAATAACATTTTTACGGACCTGACCGAAGAGCAGGCAATGCGGGTGTCATTAATCGGCCTACCGGCAATATCCAGAAAAGAAAAGAAGGAAATATATCGAGAATATTGCGAGGATTTATCTATGGACAAAACCAGATTGTTCCGATTTTTATTTTTTAATCACATCGCTGGCATAAACTCCGAGACAAATTTGGCGTGTAAATAACTTCCCAAGAAATATATTAATTTAATTTTTAATACCTCACGATGTACAGGCTAATCGTTCTTATTATTATGACAACAATTAGTTTTAATGATTTACCCGAAGCGGTAACAGAATTGATAAGAAAGGTCGATGAGTTGTACAATGTTATCAAAAATGTACAGCCACAGGAAACAACCGATCAATTTCTCACAGTTGATGAAACGGCAAAGTTTCTAAATTTATCAGTCCCGACAATTTACAGTAAAGTATCAAAACGTGAACTGCCTTACATGAAGCGAGGCAAGCGATTGTACTTCGCACGGAAAGACCTTGAGACATATCTACAGGGCGGGAGAGTTAAGACAGTCCGGGAGCTTGAAAATGAAGAAGAAAAGCGTTTAACAGTGTAATTTCATTAATAAAATTTTAAAAACCTCACGATGTACAGGCGAATCGTTCTTAATATTATGACAACAAAAAAAGAAGCAACAACAGCAACAGAGAGCAAAATCAAGCAGCCTAAACTAAAACTAAAGAACGTTGAGGTTGTATTTGCAAATCTTGAAGATGAAGGGTTTGGCAGGTCACTCACCATCAAGGTAACAAGCGAGAATGAAAAAGCAATTAACGACTTTTTCAATGTCAATCAAATTGGAAACGAAAAGTCTAAAGTTATCGGTGAACCTAATTACAAGGAGTATGAGGGGACAAAACAGTTAGGCATCAGGTTTAATGATAACACCAAATTTGCCGGTCTGAATGGACTTGATCGGCTTGATCTTGGTTTTGGTGCAAGAATTGATTGTATCGTTAATGCTTTTGAGTACAACAACAAGTTCACCCGTGGGGCTACTTATGTAGGTGCAAGCCTTTCGGCTGTGGTTATATTATCAGGTCGCAGAACTGGTGCGGATGCTGACTTGAATGACTTACTTAATGAAGCACAGGAGAGAGAATTTGTACAGGGAGATGAGTTCGTGCAAAAAGAGAGTGCGCAGGCGGAGAGCGCAACTGATGATTTGCCATTTTAAAAATAGATGTTATGAACGAAATAAACGAAATAAAAATACCGAAAGGCGTTGACCGTATAGCGGTGAAGCAGCATGATGACAAGGTAGTAATTGAGTTTATACCCGAAAAATCTGAATTTAAAGAGGGTGATTTTGTCTATGAAGACGGTCGAATAATGATAGTTAAGAACTATCCTGATAATTATTATGCTCTTATATATCCTAAATCAGACATGGAGCCAGTTTATAATGGAAGGTATGCACCAACTATGCCTCTATCATCACTATCATTCAGATATGCAACAGAGTATGAAAAACAACTTCTGATTGATGCTTTGAAAAAGGACGGTAAACGCTGGAATGCCGAAAAATTAGAGATCGAGGATATACCACAACCAAAATTTAAGGCAGGCGATAAGGTTAAGATTAAAGACGGTATTTCGAGCAAGACGCACAGAAGTGTTTATCCTTATTTCGATGATTTTTTAGATCAGTATATAGGTAAGGTAATGACCGTTAAAGAGTATGTTACCACTTGTCTTGGAGAGTATATAACGATGGATGAGGCAAAAATAGAAGATCATCATTTTGGTTTCGCCGAGGACTGGCTCGAACCGTGTAGCGATGAGCCGAAAAAAGGCGATTTGGCGATATTTTGGGATTATGGCGACAGAGATGACGCGACTATAAGGCTTTATGATAAAAAAGGGCATGAATATCACTATGACAACTATGGCGCATTTTGGGCAAACGCCATTAAATTTGAATCAAAAGAGCAATTTGAAAAAGTATTAAGAGGAGAAATCTAATTTAAAATAACTACCTATTAATTTGGTATATCAAAAACAAAGAAGTATATTTGTGTTATCAAATTAATAGGTAGTTTTAAAAACAAATAATAATCTAAAAATAAAAACAGTTATGAAAGTAGAAATTAATCAAGCAGTAAGTGAGCAGGAATTACACCAGCAGGAAATCGAAAAATCAAGGGTTGGAGGCTTCGGTGGATCGGACGCTAAAATGTTCTACAAGATAGGGCTGAATGGCTTATCGGCATTGTCCAACACCGACAAGATGAGGATAAGAGTAGCTAAGGGTATTGACGAGTACAAACCTATCATGCAGACAGAAGCGATGCAGAAGGGGCATGATTTTGAGGATTGGTTTGCAGAGGAGTTTATGGAAGACCTGAGTGAATTTAAAAGAGAACACAGGGTTGCTCCTGAATCAGCATTTGCTATCAATTTTCATATTTTCGCTCATGCTGACTTTTATTGCATCAACGAAAAATGGGCAATTGAATTAAAATGTGTATCAGATGTTGATGCTGTACAGGAGAATTACATGGCTCAACTTCAATGGTACTTTATGCTGGGTTGCGATAGAGTAGGTTTGATTGTATGTGACAGCAATTTTGATAATTTTGACGATGGGGTACAAGCCCCTATCGAAATTGAGCAGAACCAAAATTATATCGATACTTTAAAGCACGGCATCAAATTACTGGATGATAATTGGGATAACCTCAATCTTAAGATAGGCGATGAGTGGGATGAGAGCGATTTGTTCCCGTCAGAACAAAAAGAGGTGCAGTTAATGACTTCATATTTACAACAGATTAAATCGATGGAGGCGCAAATAGAGGAAAGCAAGGCGAAATTGCTTGAAATGATGATTGAAAGCGGTGTTAAGTCGATAAAATCAGATGCTTATAATATAACGGTCGTACCCGATGGCACTACTTCCAGATTTGACAAAAAGAAGCTGTTAAAAGATCACCCTGAAATTAATGAAGCTGATTACACAGCTACAAGTGAGAGGAAAGCATATTTAAAAATAACTTTGAAATAATAGAATTATGGAAGCAATGGAAATAAACAAATGCATAGCGGAAAGAATAGCTAATGCTATTAACAGCATCATAGAGAGTGATGTGTTAGGGAGCCAATTTGTTAGAAGCGATTTTTCTCGTGCTTTAATGATAGCAAATTCGCCATATAGAGAGAACATTCCTACACTTTTATGCAGAAATGAAAATCATATAGTTAAGCCCGTTAATGGCATCCTGCATGAAGGGAGAAAAGTCGATAGCAAGCAATTGTATTATTTTGCGGTAGAGCATGTTACTCCTGTTGAAATATCCGAATTGTTCGAATATAAAGGGGGGACTATTATATTTAGGGAGAGTAATAGTCAAGATAAGAGTAATAGTCAAGACAGCAGCATTAGTCTTCCTATTCGAGATTTGCCTAAACACACAGTGCGTCATCTTACCAAGGTCTTTAATTATATTAAAGATAATGAAATATTAGGAGATGAATTTTTAATCAATGATTTAAGGAGTGCACTCAAGGAAAATGAAGCTCCATACTACAACCAGATCCCGTCAATCCTCACGAGCGTCGAGAATGATATTATTGTAGAAGCTGGAAGAAGAAGAGGGTATAAAAATAGAATATTTACAGTGTATAAATTTAAGGTAGACAATATAGAGTCTCGCATGATTAACTCTATTTGCGGAACTGTAAAAGGAGTTTTGCAACCAAGAAGGAGCAAGATGTCTGTGCAGACAAAAGATAACAGCATACAGAGTTGTAAAATAAATCTATCAGCTGTATCAGACATTGATTTAATATCAGAGCTAAGGCAGCGAGGTATAGATGTGAGAGCTACAAAAAAAGTTGTTAAAACTGAAATAATAGAACTATGAAGCCGACCGAGATAAAAATGCAGATAGTTAAGAATATAGGTAACTTCCAGTCGGTCCGGCTGGAAGCCACCTACTCACTTGACAGCACTTCACCGTCAGAGATTGAAGATTGCTTTAAAAAGGCAAGATATGATTTAGAGAAATCATTTATCACTATCTATTCAAAGAATGAAATAAAAGAGGGAGTAAATGATGTTGAGGAAGATGGAGAGAAACCAGAACCGAATAAACAGCAATTTCAGAGGCTATTAAAAGCGTACAGGGCAGGTAATATCACTATCGAAGAGATAGAGAGTGAATTTATGTTGAGTGATGAATTAAAAGAGGAATTAAATAAATAATAATTATGGATAACAAAATCGAATCGTTACCACGTGTAACGAATAAGGAGGAAGAAAAAATACTTGCAAAAGAGTTGCGAGTTGCATTAAGAAGCGGTAATTTGCCGTTCCAGTTCATAGATGAACATGAAAGGCGTTACAGGCGTACGGTGTATGATGTAGGGCGTGAACTGGGAGTTAAATTTACGGTAAACAGAGATAACGATGTTTGGACGGTAAACTATAAAAAATAGCCGGAGGACGTAAGAAAGCACTAAAAGAATATAACTTATGAAAAATTACAAATATAAATTGGAGGCAGGGAGCAAGCATATTATCTGCCCAAACTGCGGAAAAAAGACTTTCAAATGCTATGTTAATGCTGATACAGGAGAGAGGGTTAACCCTGCTAAATGGGGAAGGTGTGAAAGAATTCAGAGCTGTCGTTACCATCGCTACCCGAAGATAAGAGAGGATGACATTGAGAGTTCAAGGTATGTTCCTCCGGCACCAGAAGAGATCAAGCCTTTGGATTTTGTAAGTAAAGATTTAATGCAGGCAACCTTTAACGAATTCAAGAGTAACGTCTTTTTCATGTACTTGGTTAAATTGTTCGGCATTGAAAAGGCTTATCAGTTACAGGAAGCGTACAATATCGGCACGGCAAAGGGTGGAGGTACAATATTCTGGCAACAGGATAGGGAGCAGAATATTAGGACCGCAAAGGTGATGTACTACCACCCCACCGGTAAAAGGATAAAAGAGCGCAGCAGTTGGTTTGTGCACAAGAAAATAAAAGAGGATTTCAACTACCGTCAATGCTTTTTCGGGCTTCACCTGACAACTCCTGATAAGCCTGTAGCACTTTGCGAGAGCGAAAAAACGGCTATTATCATGAGTGTTTTTGAGCCCGGGTACACATGGATAGCAAGCGGTGGAAGTGAGATGCTTAATGATGAACGATTATTTGAATTGCCTAGACTTGATAAGGTATTTGCAGATAACGGGCAATTTGAGAAGTGGGAGCGAAAAACAAGGGCGTTTGAGCCTGAAATGGATATATCAGTTGACGAAGCGGTTAATAATGGAATTTTAAAAGAGGGAGACGATATATTGGATTTATATTTAGCAACTGAAAAGACTGAAAAAATTAACAAGTTAAATTTGGCTATATAGTTTGGTATATCAAAATAAATGAGTATATTTGTGATCAATCATAATAAAAGTAATAATCTATGACATGGCAGGGAAGAAATTAGAACAAGAAATAATAGAACAAGCGCAACCAGAACAGCACACCAACGGCACTATCAAGCATGACTTCAAGAAGATAGCGGAGATAATGTTCTGGACGCCAGCAAAGGGTGAGAGCTATAACATGCTGTTTATGCGTATGGGCAAATCAACGGTTGACTTACCTCATCCCGAAATAGTTGATATCGTCCACGCTGGAGGGCTTCAAAAGTGGGCGGAGACGTTAAGGGTTGATTCGCAAAAAGAATTGTACGAGAGGCTTATTACAGCCATGAAGAGAACAATAGTAGACCCGGCGTTTCAGGATAAGAAGAAGATGGATGAATTTCCTCCGCTAACCAACTTTTATTATCTGGCGCAAGCACTTGACAGAAGAGGCAAGCAGCATACCGAGGCTGAAAGCATATCGGAAGTTACATGGGACACAATATTGGCACGTAAATTTTTGGATGAGCGTGTTGCCAAAATGTTTGGAAATGAACCTGATAAAGAGAAATTTAAGGAAGCGAGCGAAAAGGCAAAGGCGATTTGGGGTTTTTCAGATAAAGATATTGATGCACTAAGATATTTCGTTTGTCAATCCCGGCACGAAAATCATAACCCATCCATGAACAAGTCGATATATTTGTGGGGGCAGGAGAAGCAAACAGGCAAAACAACCATTGCAAGAGCAATTGTAACTATCCTTAATGGTGATAAGTTTGATAACTTCGGGAGGTATGAAAGTAGTCTAAAAGCGGAATTACAGTACAACGATCATGAATTACCATTATCGGCTTATTGCAACGCTGTACTACTCGATGAGGCAATGCCGAAGGATGCGAGCAAAACATATGGAGGAGTGAAGCAGGCTTTAACATCGGACACAACCAGGTACAACCAAAAATATAAAGCAATCAAAACTATACCCGTTAAGCGTTACTATTTTTGTACCTCAAATGAACCAGCAACTGATTTTATTCAGGATAAGAACGAACGGCGATTCTATGTGATTGAAATGAATAAAAAACCTAAGCAGATATCATTCAAGGAGATTTACAGTATCTGGAAGGATTTTTGCATAAATGCAGAGCCCGAAGAGGATTGGCAGGAGTGGTACAATTCGTTTGAATTCGCAGACGGTGCCGGTACAAGGGATATGAATGAGGTAATTAATGAGTTGATTTTGCGCAGGGAGGAGTTCTTTCCTGATGGCAAGACGTATGTTACACCCGTTCAAATTGCACGGTTAATTTACAAGAACGAGCCGTCAATAAGTCAAAAGCAAGCGGTCCGCTCGGCAATGGAAGAGATATTTAATGACTTCAGGGTGGCAAGCAATCCATCAAATTACAGGACATCAGACTGTTATTCTAAGGCATTAGAGTTATATAATGAGTTAAGCCTTGAGGATAGGGAGAGCGGAAAAATAACAGAGGAGGTGGAGAATGATTTACCATTTTAAAAGGAGCAGTACAATAATAGAAGTAATTTAAAAAAAAGAATAAATATTATGAAACAAAAAGGCAATACAGAAAAAACAAAGGAACCCTATATAACATCAAAAACTAATCACAAATTTAATTATGGGGATAAAGTTTTAGTGATTGATGGGTGGCACATTAATAAAGAGGGAGTAATTCTACAGATTATGTATAATACTAAAACAGAAGTATGGACTTACTCATTAGGGAAAAAGACAGGGGAAATAATAGTATCAGTCGGTGAAGAATGTTTAGAACTTATTAAAGAATGATTTACCATTTTAAAAGTAGGATAATATGAAATTTGAACAATTAGGAAACATAAAGCTGTACAATGCCGATTGTATGGAAGTGATGAAAACTTTTGAAGATAAGCAGTTTTCGTTAGCCATAGTTGATCCGCCTTACGAGAATAATGATGCAATAGGGCTAAAAGATAACACAGGGGTAAAAAAACAAGCAAGTAAACGGACCAAATACAAGGTATTTAAAAACATTGCGCCAACGCCAGAATATTGGGAAGAACTTAAAAGAGTAAGTAAAAATCAAATTGTTTGGGGCGGAAATTATTTTGGCTTAAAAGGTGGCGTTATAGCATGGAACAAGAACGGAACAGCCTTTGGTGAGGGGGAAATAGCTATTTGTTCAACACACAATTCGGTAAGATTTTATGAGTTTACATGGAATGGCATGATTCAAGGGAATATGAAAAATAAAGAGGAGCGAATACACCCAACTCAAAAACCCGTCCAACTCTACAAATGGCTACTCCAAAATTACGCCAAAGAGGGTGACACAATTTTAGACACTCACTTCGGTAGCCTAAGTATAGGAATAGCTTGCCACGACTTGAAATTTGATTTAACAGCTATTGAGTTAGATAAGGATTATTACGAGATGGCGAAGAAAAGGTTAATCAACCATCAGAAACAATTAACACTATTCTAATAATGATTTACCATTTTAGCGCAAAATTCAAAAGCGATCCTCACACCTATCACGGTGAGTTCGATACGGTTTATGAGCCTGACAGGATAAATGATAATGTCAAAGATAAGATATTAAGGCAGGCGAAAAACGAATTGCTAAATAAGATGAGAGGTATTTGGCAAAAAGAGGATAAAGACATAATAATGTATCAGGTATATACGCATAACCGGCCGCTTGACTTGAAATTTCAAAATAAGGTTAATGAAATGAGAGGTGGCGATGGGAGTGAGATGATGATTTTTGAGTATAAGAAAAAATGACAGTAATAAAATGAGCAACCTAAAATTATATAACTATCAAAAGAGAATAATAGAGTTTTGTAAAAAAGAACCGAAAGCTATCTTAGCGGTCGGCTGTGGGTTAGGAAAATCAGCATCCGTCCTTCACTATATCAATGAAGCAAAACCAAAATCATGCATTATTATTGCACCCAAGTTCGTGGCGAATCATGTATGGAAGCAGGAGTGCATCAAGTGGAATTTGCACGATTTGCATGATAAATTGGTTATTTGCTGGCACTACAATAAAAAGAAGCGGTTAGAGATTATCCGTGAAGCGTACGATAATAATAAGTATCTTATCGTTACACGGGATAATGTAGGTGATATTTCAGATATGAAATTAGAATTTGATTTATTAGTGATGGATGAGTTGACATCATATAAGAATCATGATGCTGGCAGAAGCAAATCGGTTTATAAGATCAACGCAAAGCAGAGGATCGGCTTAACAGGTACTTTTATTACCAATTCAGCGATTGACATATACGGTCAATTAGTGGCGGTTGGGTTTGGCAATAATGCACCGCAAAAGGATATTAATCGAGGTTTTTATAGGTGGAGGGCAACACATTTCAGGGATGTCCTGGCGGGTGCTGGATTGAAATTTCAGAAGTGGCAAAATGTAACACCGTTAAAGGACCTTATCGCACCGTACAAGAAGCATATATTTACACTTGACAGCTCCGACTGGTTAGAAGTACCCGAGGTTAGTTATATTCCTCATGTGGTGGAATTATCAGAGCCAGAGATGAACGAATACCTGAGGCTCAACACGATGTTGTCGGTGCAATTAAATGATGAGGTGATAGCATTCAGTGAGAACCAAAAGTTTGCAAAACTCCAAACACTGTGTAATGGTTTTGTTTATGTGGACGATGTGAAGACTGGATTACGTGAAGTTAAGAGAGGTGAGCACTCAACAAAGTTAGATGAGGTAGTTGAGTTTGTTGCAAGGGCGGTGTCAGAGGGTGAACAGGTTTTACTGTTTTATGCTTTTATTGAGGAGCGTGAATGGTTACAGGAAAAGTTGAAGAAGGAGCATATAAAGTTTGCTGATATTAAGGGCAAAAATGCTATCAATAAGTGGAATAACAGAGATATAGAGGTTTTGATTGCCAATCCTGCATCCGCTGGACATGGTCTCAACATGCATACCTCTGGTGCACGTATGATGGTGTGGAGTTCACTTCCTTATGATGCTGAATTATGGTCGCAAGGTTGTGCAAGGCTTATCAGGCAAGGGCAGAAGAGGGGCGTACAAATTCACTCGTTTGTCGCTAAAAATACGGTTGAGGTGAAAAAATATAGTTCGCTTCAAAATAAACAAGAATTATTGCAAGAATTTATCGATTTAACTAAATAATCCCTGAATTAACATTATATTTAGTATTTATTAACATAATTAATTAGTGTTTTATTTTGGTATATCAAAACTATTCTGTATCTTTGTAGTGTTCAGTTAGAGTAATAGTAATAATCAAATAAAAAGTAACAAGTTATGAAGACAATGCAAGAAAGAATCGAAGCAGCAATTAAGTTGGCAAACGAATTGGCACAGAGCGAAGGACTACAGACAACGGGCTATCAAGAGTATTGGTACAATTTTTCCGCGGCAGCTTGGGGAAAGAAGGATGAAGAAGTGAGCAGATTATATCTTAACCTGAAGTACGGACGCAGTAACAAGTGGTCAAGGGGGACAAGCCTGTACATCGATCTCAATAATTATAGCGTGATGGAAGGACGAGGAGGGTATTGCAACGCCGATGAGCGTAGACGTATGGAGTCAATTGCAAAGCAGGTTGCAGACTACCTTATAGAATCAGAAGAGGCATAATTCAAACATGACACGACCTAAGCAAGTCGCAAAACTGCTTAAAAATTTAAATAGTAATAATCAATTAAAAATTAAAGTTATGGAAGTAAAAATAGAAAAAATCAGAGTAACGGTAAGCCGTGAAGAGGTTAAAGAATTAGAGATCAGTTTTCCTTATTACGTGAAAGATGGATGCGTATTTATTAAGTTCTTTGACAGGAACAAAGGTATAATGGTAGCTGATTACAGCTTCTCCAAGCAGATACAATATATGGATATGCCAGAAGAATGGTTGTCGTTTAAGCCGACAACGAAGGAAGAATTTAACGAAAAATTCAATGAAGTAATGAACGATTTAATAAAGAAAAACAATGAAAAGACTATTTAATGGCTTAGGCAAAAAAGGTAGAGCGATGATGTGGTTCTGCCTTATCGCTGGAGGGTATATTTTAGTGATGGCGGTATTGGGATTGATTTATTAAAACAGGAGGGATTATGACAATAGAAGAAAAAGCAATAGTTTTTGTTAAAGAATTACAAAGAGAGGAATTGACAAATTCTAATCACAGTGGATTTTATATCCTGCCACAACTTTTAGGGGTTGCTCACAAATCATTTATGGATGGTTATAACGAAGCCATTCGTTGGAGAGACCCGAAAGAGGAATTGCCGGAATTACTACCCGGTTGTGATTACAGCAATAATGTGTTGGCGCAAGTTGAAGGTTTTACCGAGACGCAGGTGATGTGTCTAGTTTTTATCCCAGATGACGAAGGTGGATGGGGTTACGTGTGGGCTAATTGCTATGGGGATATTAACGGAGAAGCTGAATGGGATGATGATTATAAGGTTATCGGCTGGAGACCGATAGAATAATTAAAACAAAGGATATGAGAACATTAAACAAACTACGTGATGAAATACACGAAAACGCAAAGAATAAAGGATTTTGGGATAACCAAAGAGAGACCGGAACGCTATTGATGTTGTGCGTGAGCGAACTTTCCGAAGCATTGGAAGCTGATAGAAAAGGCAGAGTAGCCAACCTGGACAAATTTGACAGAGGAATTGCTCACGGCGATATATTTGAAACTTTCATAAAAGATACATTCGAGGACGAGTTGGCGGACACAGTTATCCGAATCCTCGACCTGTGCGGAGCGAAAGGCATAAATATCGAGAGGCATATTGAGTTGAAGATGAAGTATAACGCAACCCGTGAAAGGATGCACGGCAAAAAGTATTGAAAACGAACTAAAAAACGAGAAGTAATGAGAGAAATAAAATTCAGAGGTCAGATAGTTGATAATAATGTATGGGTATATGGCAGCTATACACAGATGAGAGAAGATGACCATAATGAGTGTTTTAAGACTAAACATCATAAAACTTATCATAGAATTTGGCAATGGGAAGCAGGGGATTGGAATATGGGCGGTTATGCAAATTACGAAGTTATTCCCGAAACAATCGGTCAGTTTACAGGACTGAAAGACAAAAACGGGGTTGAGATATACGAGGGTGATATATGCAATAACTGCAATGAAACTGGCGTCATAACATGGCTCGATAATTATGCCTCATATGGGCTACGGGAGTATAAAGATGGGCAAATCATTTCAGATAGATACCCACTTTTTCGCTATTACGAATTGGAGGTAATCGGCAATATTCACGATAAAAATAAACAAAAGCAAGCCCTGATTGACACGATGCAGGGTGATGAAGAAATCGGGTTATATGACGATAATCCAAAAAATCACGGATATGAGCGATAAGAAATGGAAACCAATAGAATGGTTTGAATGCCCTGAATGCCGGGGCGAATTTGAGGCATTTACGGAAGCGGAGGATGATTTTTTCTTCGATGGTGACCCTGCAAGATGCACCAATTGTGGATGGGAGGGTAGAATAATCATCGTTGATAACGAGGCGTGGGTAAAAGAAATTGAATGAATAAAGCAATGAAAAAAAGAAAAATATCTGGAAAGAAGCAAAAGCCGAACATGGCTAAAAACAATGGTGAAGTAGACACGTCAATGGGCAAGTATTATTTAGAACAGGGCAAAGTAAAAAGATTAAACAATAAAGGAGAAATAGTATGAGATCAAGAAACACACGTACATCAACGATTAACTCAAAAGTGCCGTCTTTCGACGAGATTTGCGAAAAGGCTGGATTCGGTGACCTTAAGATTGCAAACAGGTCAGAGCAGTACACGATTAAAAGGATGGCTATTTGGCATTACATGCATAGGGAGGGGATAAGGCTGAGCGACATTGCAAGGCAGTCAAACCGCTCACATGCGACAGTCTGGAGCGGCATCAAGAAGTTTAATGACTACCTCGAGTACGGGGAAAAGGAAAGCTTAAGATTGAGGGATAAGATTAATGAAGTTGTGGCGGAGAACGGTTGAAAAATTATAAACAACATGGAAAAGAAATATGAAATTAAAACATTAAAACAGGTATGCAATATAGTCAATAATGAAAATATAGAAGACCTTTCTATTTGCTTCGTTAAATGGTTATTCTCATACAATGCTGCTATATCAGAGATTCGCAAAAAGCATCCTGAGTCAACTGATGGGAAATTAAATACCGATATATTAGAGGGATGGTTTGATTGGATTGATGACGGCAAAACGGATATTCTAAGGCATGAAATCATTAATGGTGATACAGGGGAGGTTATAGAACATGAATTAAAAGATAAAAAATAACAACAATGACTAAGAAACACGCAAAATCAGAGTTAATCCTCGAACAGGAGTGCTGTAATATCGCACGGCAAAAAAAATTAGTGGTATTAGAATCTCCTTACGCAGGGGATGTCGAGTTCAACCTGACCTATGCACGAAAATGCTTATTGGATTCGTTGAGACGTGGAGAATCACCTATTGCAAGCCATTTGCTTTACACGCAGGTGTTGAACGACCTTAACCCTGACGAACGTAAGCAAGGAATAGGAGCTGGCTTAGATTGGCTTAAAGTAGCCGAAAAGCAAGTGTTTTATACGGACTTAGGATGGAGCGAGGGGATGAAGAAGGCAAAGAGGGCGGGAGAAGAGATAGGAATTGAGATCGAGGAGCGAAAGATATTTAAATAAATGAAGAAATGTTTAATAACTGAATAACATGACAGAAGATATTACGATAACAGTAACAAATAAAAACAAAAATTATGGAAGCATTAATATTTTGGGTAGTATGCGGAATAGCTGGAGGTATGATTTATCAAAGCAAGAATAGACCTTTCGTAAAAGGGTTTCTATGGGGATTGCTGCTTGGACTTGTAGGCGTGATAGTAACGTTATGCAAGAGTAGGATTAATACAACAGAGTAGGGTAGAGAATGAAAAAATCAGAGTTAATCCTCGAACAGGAGTGCTGTAATATCGCACGTCAAAAAGGACTTGTAGCGGTGAAGCTGGAGAAGAACAAGCATAAGGGAATCCCGGATTACATGTTCATCCAGGAGGGAGGTAAATGTTTATTTGTCGAATTTAAGCGACCGGATGGCAAGGGGGTTGCATCAGAGGAGCAACGGTTTTGGGCGAAATTCTTGGGGTACTCTCATAGATTTATTGATGATAAGGAGGAATTTGAGTGGACGATTGAGCGGTATTTCGAGTGAAATATCAGAGGCATTTGATTTAAAGGGTCGGTTTTTTAGTGAAAATCGATCTTTTTTTTCATGCGGTATCATGGGCAATGTTTGATTTTCGCGGCTCTTTCACTCGATTTTTAGTCACTTTTTCGCTGTTTTTACCCGTTTTTTACCCGTTTTTTACCCATTTTTGGCACTTTTTTCGCTGTTTTTCTCCACTTTTTCGCACTTTTTAAAGATATTTTAACCGAAAACGGTCTTTTTCGAGGACTGGTTTTACAAAAGTTAACATGAATTTAACCTCCATTATAGGAATAGACGTGTTTTTTAATATCCATTAACTACGGTTTTTCGGTGTTTTTGAGTGTAAAAATAATTTTTTCGAGGTTGGTTGCGTCAAGGTTCGTGTTAGCTGGTTTTGTTTTGCATCAGGGTAATTTGTTGTGCGTCAAGTGTTTGTATCAGGTTTATGAAGTGTTGCTTCATAGAATTAAGAGGAGAAATGAATAAAGTTAATTATAAAGTATAAAATAAAATAATAGTTAAAAATCACTCATAACTACTTAATAATCACTATATTAATCTATATATTATTATTATTATTAAAATATTATACTAAACTATATATATACAATAGGGCTTTCTCTATATAGTTTTATGAAATAAAATAAAATAATAATTGGTATACTTTTTCGCTCGTAACGATTTAAAAAACAACCAATTAACCGAATTATTTTTATTTTTAGAAAATAATTTTTTACCCGAACAAAATATTCTTGATACTCGAAAAACGCTGAAACCGTTTGCTACACTATATTACAGCGTATAGCCTAAAAAAACCAACGCTCTAACCTGAAAATAATTAAAAAAAATAGTTGAAAAATAATCCCAATTTATTTGGTTTATTAATTTAAAATGCTTACGTTTGGCGCATGAAAAATATTGAAGAGAGGCAACATGAAATTATCCGAATTAAAAACGAATCCGACAAATCCAAGAACTATAAAGGATGATAAGTTTAAAAAACTTGTTCAGTCTTTAAAGGACTTTCCAGAGATGATGGAAAAGAGACCTCTTGTTTGCGTCACGGATACAGATGATGGCAAACTATATCCTTTGGGTGGTAACATGAGGTTAAAGGCTTTACAGGAATTAAAATATAAAGATATTCCTGATAGTTGGGTAATGATTGCTGATGATTGGACTGAGGAGCAGAGGAATGAATTTATTATAAAAGATAATATAGGGTATGGCGAGTGGAGTTGGGATATATTAAAAGACAACTGGAGCCATGAAGAGCTGGAATATTGGGGGGTTGATTTGCCTGCGGAGTGGGGAGAAGAAGAAGAAGAATTGGAAGCCGTTGAAGATGACTATGATGTTGAACTTCCAGAAGAACCAAAAACTGTATTAGGGGATTTATATGAAATTGGGGAGCATAGGTTACTTTGTGGGGATAGTACAGACAGCGATAGTGTTGCAAAGCTTATGAATAGTGAAAAAGCGGATATGGTGTTTACTGACCCACCGTATTTAATGGATTTTACAGGTGGAATTCATGCCGATGGGAGCAAGAGCTTTAATTCAAAACATGGTGGAATAAAAAATGATAAAATGTCGGACAGCGATGGCGATGATTTTTTAGATGCAATTAACTCAAATATAATTCTATTTTGCAAAGGGGCTTTTTATATTTCATTCTACAGATTAGGAATAGACAAGTATTTTGCAAGCATGAAGAGAGTAGGTCTGCAATATAGAGCTTTGATAATTTGGAATAAAGGGAATCATACACTAAGCAATAGTGATTACATGAGCAAGTACGAACCTATTTTTTACGGATGGGTAGACGAGCATAATTTCTACGGTGGAAATAATGGAATGGACATATGGGATATTGCAAGAACTGGAAAGAATGATTTGCACCCGACAATGAAGCCAATTCCACTATGCGAAAAAGGAATTGCGGATGGGAGCAAGCAAGGTGGTAAGGTCCTTGATTTATTTCTCGGCTCAGGATCAACAATGGTAGCTTCACACCAACTCAAACGCAAATGTTATGGAATGGAACTCGACCCTAAGTATTGTGATGTAATAGTAAACAGAATGATTAAATTAGACCCCGACCTAAAGATAAAAAGAAACGGAGTTGATGTAACAAATGAATGGAATTAATATGAGAAGATTTTCAGAGTATGTGTCGTTAGGACATCCAGATAAGATTGCGGATTACATATCGCAAACGGTTCTTGATGAGTTTATAAGGCAAGACAGTAATACCAGATATGCTGTTGAAGTACAGATTAAGGACAACATTGTTACATTGGGAGGCGAAGTTGATAGCCAAGCTGATGTTGATATCTATAAGTGTGTAAGAGGTGCAGTTGAAGATATAGGGTATAACAATGGATATAAAAAGACATGGTTGGATAATGCTATATCTGGTGATGAATTGGTTATAAACTCATACATATCTCAACAAAGCAATGATATAGCAATAGGACTCCGTGGGTGGGGTGACCAAGGCATATTCTTTGGATATCATAATAATAAATATAATGGGGACACGTTCGAACACTACACCGCTAAAGAATTAGGTCTTGCACTTTTTAAAAGTGGATTAGGCGGACTCGATATAAAAACTCAAATAGTAACGATGTCTGGCAAGATATCAAAGGTTATTGTTGCCATCCCATTAATGGGGGGGAGTTCTGAAGTTGAAGCGTTTGTTAAGGACAATATTAAGGGAGATTACGAATTAATTATAAATGGAACTGGGCGATATATCAAGCACTCATCTATTGCAGACTGCGGAACAACTGGGCGAAAACTGGTGGTAGATTTCTACGGGAATGGTTGTCAAATTGGCGGCGGTTCTCCTTGGACTAAAGATGGGAGCAAAGCAGATTTGACATTAAACTTGTTTGCAAAAGATATTGCTAAGCAGTGGAGTGAGAAAATAGACGGAGAGGTGTTCTCCTCTATTGCGTGTTGCATTGGAAGTAGAGTTATTGATATAACTGTTCAGGACTCAAATAGAAAAATACTGGAGACTAAAACTTTAGCAGTATCGCCAGATGATTTAATTGAAAGATATAATTTAAACACTCCTATTTATGCTGATTTATGCAGATATGGATTGTTTTCTAATTTAAAATAATTATGGCACAAATATACAACAAGGAAGATTTATTTGAGCAGGCAAAAGAAGCTATAAAAAATAATAATTTATTCTTCTTTAGTGATGTTACAGCTATGCTACCGTGCCACCATACTACATTTTATGAATATTTCAAACCTGATGGAGAGGAGCATGAAGAATTAAAGGAAATGTTAGAGGCGAACAAAATTAGAACAAAATCTTCAATAAGGGCAAAATTATTCAAGTCAAGCAAGGCGGCAGAGTTATTGGCTCTGTATAGACTTATTTGTACTCCAGAGGAGCACAGGTTATTGAACCAGCAGTATATTGAAAATAAGATAGAGGGAGGTTCAGGCATGACAATAAATTTTACTAACCACTCAACAAAAAAATAGGGAGTTTATGGATGTTGATATAAAGACAGGCACGATCTTTTACAAGACGCAACAAGCCTTTGAGTCCGGTAACAAGATTATCGTTCACAGAGGCGGTACTGGTTCAGGTAAAACCTATGATATTGTTCTGTTTTTGTTCTCCATAGCATTAACTTCTAAAGATTTGATTATAACCATCGTTTCAGAATCAAAACCGCACCTTGACATCGGGGCAATAAGAATTTTATCTAATGTTTGCAAGCCTTTGGGGTTATGGGGCAAATCAAGTTGGAACATATCCACTTCGAGATGGACCGCACCGACGGGCTCTATTATAGAGTTTTTCTCGGCTGATAGGATTGACAAGGCTTTAGGTGCGAGGCGTGATTATCTGTATGGTAATGAGGTCAATTCTTTGAAAAAGGATGTATGGGATGAATTGGCAAGGCGTTCAGAAAATGTTATTGCTGACTTTAATCCGACGGCTCAGTTTTGGATGGAAAATTGGCTATCAAATTATGATAAGACTGTTGTAATAAAATCTAATTATACTGACAACCCATTTTTACCTGAGACAGAGAGAAGCCGAATAGAGATGCGCGTTTCGAGGGATGAGAATTTCAAGCGGATACACTTTGATTGTGAATATGGTGTTACGGAGGGTATTATATTTTCTAATTGGTATCAGATAGATAGGATACCGCAGGAGTTAGAAGAAAAAGCTATTTATGGGCTTGACTTCGGTTTTACGAATGATCCTACCGCTTTAATTAAAACAATTGAGACCGAAGACGCTTTCTACGTTGATGAACTGATTTATCAAACAGGGATGCTTAACTCAGACATCATTAGGAGGTTTGATAGTTTAGGGCTTAAAAAAAACTATGACGAAATAATAGCGGATAGTGCAGAGCCTAAAAGCATTCAAGAGATGTGCAACGCTGGGTATAATGTCAAAGGGGCGGTCAAAGGTCCGGACAGCATTATCAAGGGTATTGACACTCTTTTAAGTAAGCCTATGTATGTTACTAAAAGGAGCGTTAATTTGATAAAGGAGTTAAGGGCGTATAGCTGGGCGTTGAACAAAGATGGTAATCCGACTAATAAGCCCATTGATGCCTACAATCACGGTTTAGATGCATCACGCTATGCCGTTATGCACAAGATTAATAAATTTGAATTTTCAATATATTAAACAAGTAAACAGATACATGAAATTGAATAAAAAATACAGTACACTATTGACACTCATAATTCTATCATTGATAGCATTACTGATGTTATATTTATCAATTTCATTTGTGCAGTTGACTTTTGATGTTGCCGATTGGTGGGTAGGTAGCAGGTTAGCTATCATTATCTTTTGGGTGGCAATTACGGTATTTATGGGAATAAATTTATATAGCGAAGATGATTAAAAAAGCATTTGGATTGAATAAACAACGAAGCAGTAAGGCGATAGGTTCTACCTCATCTTTACAATTTTCGTTATATAACATGCCGTTAACATTGTATAATTGGGAATCAAAAGATTTCATTGAAAAGGGTTATACACAAAACGGCAATGTCTATAAAATAATTCAGAAGATCATTCAAAAGTGTGCAGTTGCAAATTTAGAGTTATACGTTGATACGGGTGATGACAAGGCACGTAAATATAGAAAGTATAGGAATAATAAATACAATGCCACACCGATAGAGCACGTTAAAAAACGGTTGTACACGAAAGCACTGGAATATGCACCTGAGGATAGTAGTTTGTTTAAATTACTTGAAACACCAAATCCATATCAAACATGGGTTGACTTATTCGAGTTGTTCAGGTTGTTTTACTTCGTTCAGGGTGAAGCATTTTTAATAAGGGAGACAGCACTAAATTCTGATATAGCATTAGAGTTATATGCCATTCCACCATCAAGAATGAGCCATGTTATTAAGAATGATGAGATAGTTGCTTGGCAATACATGATGCCTGATGGGAGGTTAAGGACGTGGAGGGATGAAGATTTAAAAAATGTGTTTCATTTTAAAATGAGCAATCCACTATTTGATATGCAAGGCTCACAATTCAGGGGTATGTCACCATTAACGGCTGGATTGAAATACTTACAGCTTGATGACTATGCTATTGAAGCATGGTTGAAGTCATTACAGAATGAGGGGGCAAAGGGTATTATTTCACCTAACCATCCTGATAAGAATAATTGGATGGACCCAACTCAGACGAAAGCGACACAAGATGCAGTAGAAGCAAAGATACACGGGATAGATAACAAAAATAAAATTGTCGTGAGCGGTATGCCACTTCAATACACCCAGATAGGCTTATCACCTGATGCATTGAATATCATAAATTCCCTTGAAAAAGCGGGAGACAACCTTTGCGACTTGTGGGGAGTGCCGGCTGTTCTGTTTGAGAAAAACCCGACCTATCAAAACCAGAAAGAGGGTGGCGCAAGATTTATCAGAGATGTGATACTTCCATATTTGAATAAGGAGGAGGATGCACTTAATAACTGGCTTGTTGAGCCGTTCAGGACGGAGGGCGGACGATTTGTAAACTATGTACTTGATTACGATACAAGCCTATATGATGAATTGCAGATGTCACTTGAAGAGCGCAAGAGTTTGGAGGGCAAATTAACATTGAACGAGTTGAGGGCGATTGATGGTTTCGATTCAATCGACAATCCTTATGCGGATGAGGTATTCATTGACACGAACAAAATACCTTTAAGCGATTATTCAGGGGGCAATGATTTTATTAATTAAGAAGGGAATGATTATGATTATGATTATGATATACATACTATTTGCAATAGCGATCCTACTTATTGTTGGCGTAGTTTTAATAGGTGTGCCATATAAGACAAGAAGAGGTTTAAAACCGTACTCTGTCAATAGATTCGAGGTATGCGACAAATCGGAAGCTGATTGCTACTGGTTAGGGGAAGACGACACAGTCTATTATGGTAGCAGATGGGGAGTATTGATCATATCGGGGTTCAATGATTGGGCGGAGCATAGACAAAAAAACCACAGATATGGCAAACAGTAGATTTTTTACACGGTATCAAACAGCACTTGACAGGCGAATGTTTCGCTTGGAGAGGAAATATCGTGCAAAAATTTACAAGGAATTGCAGAGGCAGAGGGATGAATTAATAGAGACAGGCACGTTTATTTCACGTTTTGAGCCTATTTTTAGCGACCTTTATGGAGTAGATGGACTAACAGTAGGCATCAGTCAATACAATCTCTTAAACGGGCTTAAAACAAGCAAGAGCGTATCGGACTTTTTCAGCACGGCATGGAGGGTATGGATGGAAGTTTTTGTTAAAACACGTATGGCTCAAAAGATTGTCGCTATTGATAATTTTACTAAAGAAGCGGTTCAGGAAGTTTTAAGGAATAATGTAGGTGTGCCGTTCAATCAAATAGTGGATCAGCTAAAAATGTTTGACAGGCAAAGGGCAATGAGAATAGCACGTACGGAGGTTGCTCAAATGGCTAACGAATCACAGCGACAAGCGGCTATGGCGTGGAAGGAAGAGGTCGGAGAATTTTCGATGTACAAGGTATGGATGCACAGGGGAGCAAAAGATCCACGGGCGCATCATGTAGCTTTGGATGGGGTGGCTATTCCCGAGAACGAACAATTTCAGATAATTGATGAGTATGGTGTTGAATATGCCGACTATCCGCACGCTGAGAATTTAAGCGCACGTAATGTTGTTAATTGCAGCTGCACGGTGACGTATGTAAGTGAAGCATATTATAATGCACGATTAAGGAATTAAAATTTTATTGTAGCACGATATGGAACAAAAGGATTACAAAATAAAGAAAGCGGATATATTCAAGAGCGCAAGCGATGGAATATTATCAGGCTATGCGAATGTTTACAATATAGAGGATTTGCAGGGTGATATTTCAAGGCTTGGATGCTTTGCGAAAACTGTCTCTGAAAATCACAAGTCAATGAAAATATATAAAAATCATAGGTCAAACGAATTTGTGGGCGTTCCATTAAAACTTGATGCTTATGATCCTTACGGCTTGTACATGGAAGCAAAGATTATCATGGACACCCAATTAGGGAAAGATACCTACCAAGAAGCTAAATTCATGTTTGAAAATGGTTTCGAATGTGGTTTTTCAATTGGCGGTTGGGTAATGAAAAGAGATAAACAGGATAGCCGGATCATCACAGAGTTTAAACTTGATGAGGTAAGCGTTCTGACAATGCAACCGGCCAACCAGCTTTCAATGGTTGACATGGTTAAATCTATTCAGGCAGAAACAGAGTTGACACAAGATAAATTTTGGCAGACGATTACAAAAGCGTATGACAGCCAATTTTCAGATAACATATTAAAGAGTTTAGAAACATTTTTGACACTCAAAGAATCGAGCCGTGAGGACACACTCGGAACAGTTGAGCCGTCAGCGAATAAATTAATAACTAATATTTACGAATTATTTAAGAATTAATATTATGACGGAAGAAGAAAAAAAAGCTCAACTTGAAAAAGCCAAACAAGAGGCTTTAGAAAATGTGAAGAAAACAGCCGAAGAGGCGGCTAAAGGTGTAGCCGAAAAATCTGTTAAGGAATTAAATGATAAGGTAACCGAATTAACTGCTCAACTTGAAAAGGCTACGAAGTCGGAAGATATCGAAGCGGTGAAGAAAGAGTTAACTGATAGTATTAATAAACTTTCGGCAGAGGTTAAAAAACAGGGTCAAATAACCGATAAAACAGAAAAAAACATGTCAATACATGATGCAATTTCAGGGGCGATTATAGATAACGCTGAAACGATTAAGGCGTTCAGAGGTGGAGAGAAAACATTCACCATAAAAGAGGTTACCGATGCAAATTGGGCAACTGGAGCGTTAGGACGGCAGACGACTGATGTAAGACGTGATCTATATAATTCTCCTTACTCACCTCTTTATTTAAGGAATATATTTCCTAATATTACAACCGATTCTGGAAGTATTGTAATTCCTCAACTCGGCACAGTTACAGGAGGAGTAGATGAATGGGCAAGAGGAACAGGTGAATTGGGTGCAGACGTACCCAAGCCTGATGTAACACCTAATTACAAGGACATCACAGTTACACCCAAATGGATAGCAGGGATTACAACTGTTAACAGGGAGTTACTGTTAAATGTTCGATATTTGCAGGGTAGCATCGCAAATACTTTGCTTTATTCTCGTTACGGTATTTTTGCAAGGGAGAACAAACTGATAACCGATTATCTTTCAGCGAATGCAGTTGCTTATAGCGGTTCTAAAACCATTGCAGTTGAGAAATTAATTGACGCCGCATTTAGTCAGTTGTTGGGTAATTATATGAATCCAACTCATGTTTTAATGAATCCCGCTGATTATCTTGAACACGTGAAACTGAACAAGGCTACAGGATCAGGAGAATACGATTTACCTAACAACACGCTATCAGGGTTCAATGCAAACGGTATTGAAACGACTGTACAGGTTGTTCCTATTCCAACATTAACGGCTGGAACCGCTTATGTTGTGAGCGCACCTGAGTTTGAATTTATCAACAGGTTGTCACCTGAATTAAGGATGTTCGAACAGAACTCCGACAATGTTTTGTATAACAAGGTTACATTCAGAGTTGAGGAAATGGTGGCATTTGTTGCTAAAGACATTAATGCGATGGTGAAGGTTACTTTGTAAATTAACTTAATTGGTAGGGTTGAAATATACCCTACCGATTTTAAAAAATTAAAAGGATATGGAAATAAAACTACTAAAGAATCATGTGCTGGGCAAACAAGGGGATATTATTAACCCCGATTATGACACAGCAAAGTATCTAATTAAGATGGGAGTTGCACTTGAGCAGAAGCAGGCAAAGGATGATGTAGAGGAGATTAAAACTGAAAAAATAGTTGACAATGGAAGCAACACTAAAAAGCGAGCTGCTCGAAAAAACAAAGCTAACGCTTAGTCTTGATTGTGATGACACCTCACATGATAGTTATTTAGAGCTTTTGATTGATGCTGAGTTTGAAATTGCACTTGCAAGGACAGGCAGAACAGAGGCAGAAATAAATGAAGCATTAAAAGAGGCAATCGTTAGAAATGTGGGTATCAAGTTTGACAGCATGGAGGGTAAGCGAGATTTAGATGTTTACTTTAATTTCAATGCAACACCAATGATTTAATAAAGATGAGATTAACGGAAAAAATAAAGGCAATAACGCAAGGATCGCAACCAGACGGATACGGTGGCAGTATTCCTGTTGATGTTGTTGAATTTGAAACATGGGCAAGCATTGAGCAGTTAAGAACTTCTAAAGATATCGAGCAGGCACAGTTAAATTTTCCAGCTACTTACCGGGTTAAGACAAGAAGACAGCTTTTTGAATATAATCTTATAGAGTGGAGAGGCAAGAAATATTCCATTTTGTCAACACCACAAGTCGATTTTGTCAGGCGGTCAAGATTTTACACGTTTAATATGACAGAAGCAGTTATTTAATAATAATACAGCTATGCCGAAAATTACAGTTAAAAATACATTATCAAAGAATTTGGATCTGTATAAGACCCAGCTGTTTCGCGATGTGGTTCAACTGGTTGAGTTCGCAATTAAGGATACTGAAATGGATGCTAAAAGGGCATTGAATTTCGATGCAAGTTATCCGATTGATACACGATTTATAAACATCGTTTCATCATTCAGGGACAAAGGGTTGACCGGTGAGGTGGCCGTTGATGGAGCAAAAAGAGAGGACGGCAAAGGTGGTAATGATATGGCGGCTTATATCGAGTTCGGAACGGGATTGAGTGCAAGGGAGATACTTGCACCCTACCCGCAATGGGTGAAGGATATTGCGATGCAATTTTTTGTTAATGGATTAGGTACTTTGCAGGGAAAACCTTATCTTTATAACAACTTTTTAAAGAATGTTGAAAAATTTAAGGCTGATTTGCAGGCGTTGATGGATAAGCAAACAGTTGATAAATAGTATTATGGATAGAATAACATTTGTAAGGGGCAAGATAATGGAAGCGTTAAGCGGTTATAAGTTTAACGGTGTTGACGTACCTGTTTTTGATGAGAGGGTTATAATTGATCCACAGAAGCCACTGCCTGTTATAAATGGAGCGCAAACATACATAATATTGCAAGACCAGCAAATGATTTATAATGCTGTTCAGACTTATTGCAATCCACGATTTAATATTTCATTAACGATTAAAGTTATTACTATATTTACAAAACAGGCTGGCAAAAAATTGTCAGAAGACATAGGAGACGAAATAATCAACTTGCTTAGAACAGATAGGAACGGAAGTAAACTTGATGGGATAGATAAAATCGAATTAGTTACATCAAGGTCAGTTAATGAAATAACAACGGAGCGAACAGCGTTCTCAAAGATATTTATTTTGAATTTCATAAAAAATGGGTGATTAATAAACAAAAATATAAACATTAAAAATTAAAAAATAAAAGGATATGGAAAATATTAAAGGACAAGAAGCATTACTATCTATGTATGTTGGTTCAGCTTACAAGCCTATTGTTTGTTTGACTGAAACATCCACGAACAGGGTGAGCGAGATCATTCAAAAGGTTAATTACTGTACAAAGGGAGTGCCTACTTCAAAGGTGGACAGCGTTTCAACAACTGTCAATATTAGCGGTGAGATCATGAAGTTGGGAGTTGAGGATGTTGATAAAGCTACCTATAAGGATTTGATTACAGCGATTGAATCAAAGCAGGAGCAAGCATTCAGATACGAGACAATTGACTCAGTAACGCCTGAATACTTCAAGGCGGTAATAGCAAGTCTTGACGGAACCTTTGGCGAGGGTGACGCAACATTCTCAGGATCGTTAACCGTGAATGGAGGTATGTTGGACGAAGACCCAATGGCGACACCTTAATGGAACGTGAGTTTTGCTGAGTTGTACTCTGATACCAAACAAACAACCAGCTTATTCCTAAAAAAAACTAATAAAATAAAGCGAGATGTTTAAGACAACCATATTTTTAAAAGGGAAGGAAAGGACGCTTCAATTTTCAACATGGGTGATCGGTGAGATCGAGAGCGCATTGAAGGGCGATACGGCAACGATCAAGATGTTTGCCCACATGCTATTTTTCGGCTTAATTCATGGTGAGGGGTTAAGGAGCAAGTATATCGCGGAAGAGAAAATCGACTTTGATGTGCTTGACTGTTACGACTGGATAGATGAGCAGGGAGGACTTCAAAGTGATGAGGTGCAAAGGGTTCAAAATCTGTACATCAAGTCAAGAACAACAAACGTCCCGGGTGATGAAGAAAAAAACCCGAAAGCCACAGCACCGAAAAAGACAGTCAAAAAGTAGAATTTGACTGGAACAGGGATGTTGTGGCGTTTGCGGTTGGTGAATTAGGGTTAAGGCTGGAAGAATTCTATGATATGCCATTTTGCGAGTTCCTGATAAAGTCTTATGCTTTCAACAGGATGCAAAAGGAGAGATTAAGACACACCCGCTTAATTGCCTGGTCGGCACAGATAGGAAGTCATTTAGACCCAAAGAAACTGCCGAAGTCAATAGAGCAGTTTATGCCTATTGACGGAAAAAGTGCAAGGCGAAAAGGGATATCGGACGAAATGAAGTCTTTTGCTCAAAAGCGGATGGATGAATATAACGAAGCAATGAGGTTGCAGAATTTAAAGCAGGAACAATTAAACAACTTATGACATGAGTTTTAAGGCGGTACTGGAAGCAGACATAAAAGGTTTTTCAAATAATATCGACAAAGCTGTATCTGATGTTGATAGGCTTGAAAAGACTACTTTGCAAAAGCTGTCAAAGGTTGGTGACTCATTCATTAGTATAGGGAAAAAAGCATCTATCTTATCGGTTGCATTAGTCGGGGTAGGCGGAAAAGCTTTTTCAATGGCTGCCGATTTTGAGGACGCTTTGGGAGCTACTCAACAAATATTTAAAGATAATTCCGACACCGTCCAGGATTGGGCTAATAACCTTGATACCTCATACGGAATCGCGAAGAAGGAGGCGTTATCGTACTCGAATCTGATGGGTTCGATGCTCATTAATATCGGTAATCTGACTGAAAAGGAAGCATCAAAACAATCCGCTAAACTTATAGAATTGGCTGGAGACCTTACAGCCATGTATGGCGGTACGACGCAAGATGCCGTGAGGGCATTAACGGGGGCATTGAAGGGCAACAATACGATGCTCGATAATTACGGGATGGCGGTCAATGAAGCGTTAATAAAGCAAAAGGCGTTAGAGTTAGGACTGATAAGCGGTACAAGCGAAATGACCTTGCAAGCAAAACAAGCCGCTACATTGGCACTGATCTGGGAACAGACAGGGGCGGCACAAGGGCAGGCAGCAAGGGAGGCAGACGGTGCGAGTGGAGCCATGAGAGCTTTTAGGACAGAGGTAAGTAATTTATCGACTGAATTAGGAGAAGTTTTATTACCTATTATCACACCCATTATTAGCAAATTCTCTGATTTTGTGAGTGGACTAAGAGCCTTATCACCTGAAATGCAGTCCATAATTGTAGGAGTGGCTGGGGTTACGGCTGTTGCTGGTCCTCTTTTAATCGTTATAGGCAACATACTCAAAGCCTTACCGCTCATTAAGGCAGCATTAGTAGCCTTAACTGGTCCTGTTGGATTAGTAGTCGCTGCAGTTGCTGGAGCTACAGCATTAATAATAAGTAATTGGGATTCGATAAAAGAATACTTCACAACTGGCGGAGGTTCAGAATTATTTGACAGCATTAAGAATTTATTTTCAGCGGCTAAAGAGTATATTTCAATTGTGTTTTCTCAAATAAAAACCGTTATCACCACAATTTGGAATGCAATCGGCGACACATTAATAAAAGTTTTCGGCAACAGTTTTGACACAATAATGACAGTTGTAACAACAGCGATTGACATTGTCAGTGGTGTATTAAATACATTTATAAACTTACTAAAAGGTGATTTTTCTGGAGCGTTGGAAAGCGTCAAAACATTAGCTACAAATGTTTTTTCAGGTATTTCAAGAATTGTATTAAATGCCGTTTCTTCAATCTCTTCCGCTTTGGCGGGTCTGTTCAACTTGATCGGGATGGATAAGTGGGCAAGCGGGTTGAGAAGTTTTTCAGAAAAACTAACCCCATCTATGCAATCAGCAGCCGAATCGACCGAAGAAACGACAGCAGCTATTGAAGATCAATCAGCAGCAGTAGATGCTTTAAATAATAGTTTAGGGGATACGGCAGAGATAGCCGAGCTTGACACCTTTCAGAAGCTTATCGGTGAACAACTAAATGTAAGGGATGCGATTACTAAAACAACCGCAACAATTGAAGAATTGCAGAGTAAGCTTGTTAAACTTCAAACAGGAATCTTGCCGTCAACAAATGTACGTCAGGAATTAGCGGAGACACAACAGCAGATAAATGACTTATCAACTGCATTAGATTTGTTAACAGGTGGTAGAGAGTTGAGTATTGATGTTAAAACGAATGTTTCAGGAATTGAGAATGTCCTTGATAATAAGTTCTTAAAAGATGGCAAATTTGCATTACCACCAATTGACACCTCCGCTCTCGATGCAAGCATGGGCGATTTGTCGCAAAAGGCACAAGCAATAAAAGTAACAGTTGGCGATGTTCTCGGGAATCTCTTCGCTGATGCCTCTACTGCGATTATGGAGGGCGACAATGTAATGACAGCCTTAGCATCATCAATGCTGGGTATGCTTGGCGGTATTATGGTTGATTTGGGTAAGATGGCGTTAGGTATAGGAATAGGGCTTGAAGCGATTCAAAAAGCATTAATGTCACTTAATCCGGTTCTTGCCATCGGCGCTGGTGTAGCATTAATAGCATTAGGCTCTTTATTTTCGGCTGGTTCAAGAAAGCTGGCAAGTAGTATGGGCAGTGGTGGTGGAGCAGGCTATTCCTCAGCACCATCATTAAGAAATACAGGACCGGGCTATGCACCATCAGAATACAGAGGGCAGTATCAGGATGATTTCAAAGTGGAATTTAAGATTGGCACCAATGAGTTGGTAGGGGTACTGAACACGGCAGAACAGAGACGTAATAGGTTGTAGTGAGGATATAAAACAGTTGATATGATATACAGATTAACATATTGCAATAAAGACGGTGTAGAGGCAAGGGTTGACATTCAGAAAGGTTTGGCAACTCCTGTAATCGAAGTTGAAGGCACGGAGCGACCGTTTATTTTATCATATAACAATGATAAGGGAGACAAGTCGGGGATGTTTTTATCTTCAAGTGCCGACATTGAGATTTACGAAACGGCAGATTTTAACATTGACAATCTTAAGACATCGAATGAAACGGAATTATCTGTAACGCATTACATTGACAATGTTATAAGTTGGCAAGGCTTTATCATACCTGATTTTTTTTCAATCGAGGTACGAAATAATCCTGTAATCACCATGACAGCAAGTGACAGGCTTGGAACATTGAAGAATGTAACGTTATCAGATTTACCCTCAATGATAAGTTTGAGAGAGTTAGCGATTTTATGTTTGAATAAAACAGGTCTATCGCTACCTCTTAGGACAATGGCAGACTTCAATAATGGCACAGGTATAAATGATTTCTTTAACTCTAAAATATTAACGCAAAGGCTATCAGACACAAAAGGTAGAAACATTTCATGCTATGATGTTTTAAGTAGTATTTTAACAGCGAGCAATTCATTCTTGACACAGAGAAACGGAGAATGGTATATCGTTAATAAGTATCAGCATGAAATTGGAAGCGGAAAACTGTACAGCACAGCCACGACCTCAACAAATTGGAGTGAAGTCATTCATGATTTTTCAGAAATAACAGTCGGTGGGCGCAGAACAATTATTCCAGTCGGCTCGAGTGTTGGTGTTTATCAGGAATTTGGGGGAGGGCGAATCCACCCGGAAAACTATGATTTTTTACAGGACTTGACAGGGTGGAACTCGGTCGGTGGTTTTGTTGCTTCAATAGACAATAGGAAGGTAGACACGTTCACAACTGGAAGCACAGGGCAGGCAGAATATAAACCAGTCTATGGGGCAGTCACAGAGAAGAAATACTTAGTCAACTTTAATGAGTACTTGAGAAATGAGAATCCAATTTATTTAGAATCAAATGCAATACCTGTTTTTTACAGCGGTTCAGGTTCGGTTACTGTTTCATTAGATATTAACGCAATTGCTCCAGCTGTTTCATCATTTGGATCATTCCCACCAGCCTATTTAAGAGTTGCGATTATTGCAACAAATGGAACTAACACAAAAACTTTAGATTATTCGGGTAAATTTATAGATTATCCAGCGACTAATCCTCCAGTTTTTACAACTCAATTCGATAAGGGCGAAGCAATAAGCTCTACTATTTACAGGGCACTATCAAAGGGCATGGCTGTATCTGGAACATTAGAGGTTGAAGATGATCTTTCGCTTTATAATTTTAAGATTAGAATTTACGGAGGTGGTGGCGGTCGAACAGTTTTAATAAATTCGGTCGGGTTAACTATCAAGAGCGGGAGCAAGGACAACCCAAAAGGCACAATCTATAAATCAGAACAAGGCTCTAATTTCACAAAAACGCATGATTTAGAAACCTCAATTTTCGGTGATTATTTAACGAATGGGCTAAATGGTTATTTCTATGACTACCCAAAAGATGATACTTCATCTCTTTTTAATAACTCTGGCGTATTAACCAGTAATTGGACAACCCCGACCGATACAGAAGAATTACCATTACTCCAGCACATTTCAAGACAAAAGGCTCGAATGTTCAGCGTTGCACACGATCTATTGACGGCAGAAATTGAAGTTGTTAATTTCGATCCTTTGGCAATTTTCAGAGATTGCGACGGCAAAAGATACTCTATTGTGACGGCAGAGGTAGATTTTTTCAACGCAAAAGTCAACCTTGATATTGAGCAGATTATTTATGACGGCACAATTTCAAGACGTGATTTTATTTATTCCTATTTCGGTGACGGGGAGAGCGGAATAAAGAGCATTGGGGGTATTTCGGGCGGTACAGGTGGCGGAGGTGGCACAGGTGGAGGCCTGACACCAGAACAACTTGAGATATTAAGCTTTTGGAAAAAAGACCCTGATAATCCGAACACAATCTTTACCGAAATGAACGCTTACTCTAAGCTGGAATTGTCCGCTTATGGGGCTGGCGATGGTGGCGGTGGTGGTAGCTCTGATTATGAACGATTAGACACATGGGCAGACTATGACAGCTCAAAAGCGGGTTGGGTGCTATCAGCTTTATTGGGAATTGATTTAAACAACAGGATATCAAATGTTGAAGGAGGTTCAGCAACATCAGTAAGTGTTACAGGAACTGGTGATGTAATAGTGGGAGGAAGCAAGTCAGGCAATGTAATCACGCTCACAAGAGGTAATCAAACTTGGGCTAATCTAAGTGGTAAACCTTCTACGTTCACTCCGTCAGCGCATACTCATCAAGCATCTGACATTACAAGCGGAATTTTTAACATAGCAAGAATACCAACAGGCACAACAGGAACAACTGTTGCTCTTGGCGATCACTTACATACAGGAATTTACGAGCCTGCATTTACAAAAAATAGTGCTTTTAACAAGAATTTTGGCACAACATCGGGTACGGTAGCACAGGGTAACGATAGCAGAATAAATAATGGACAAACAGCATTTGGGTGGGGTGATCATTCAGGGTTATATCTTCCATTATCAGGTGGGACAATGGCTAATACCAATTTAGTTACAAATTTGAATGCTGATTTGTTGGATGGGCTACAAGCTGACTTCTTTAGGAAAAGATATAATGCTACAATACAAAAAGGCGTATGGTCAAGGATATTATATGCTACACCTATTGCTTTATCTGGTTCTTTTATAGTCTCTATTAATTATACTAGAAATTCTGTCGTCGTTGGCAATGTTTTTTTAATAACATTTGGACACTCTGGACACGGGCAAATAACCGTGTTAGGTACTCACGGATATACTCAAATTCAAGCTAGACTAACAGGCGATGCTAATAATATATATTTAGAGTTGTTTGATGTAGGAGCTGGAACAGTAGGTAATACTCAAACAGCTACTATAACTTTAGATGCTATTAATGCTAACATAACTACTTATACAAGTTTTGCTGATGGAACAACTCTTTCTGGTTCTGTAAAAAGTTTAGTTTCTACAGTAAATAATAGAATAAATGTTGATGGCAGAACAGTAGCTTTTATTGACGATGATATTACAGGTAATGCAGCGACAGCAACAACATTAGCTACAGCACGAACAATAGCGGGCGTCAGTTTTGACGGCACAGCAAATATAGCAATACCGTTCGCTAACTTATCGAGTAAACCAACCACAATTGCAGGCTATGGGATAAGTGATGCGGTGACTTTGAATACAGCGCAGACAATTACAGGGGCAAAAACATTTGATGCAAATATTATATTAGGTGTTAATAGATATATTCAGGGTACTGATAATTATACAGGTGTATGGAATGTTGACAATAAATTATGGAGATTCGGCTCATCAAGCACTGGTTCGGTATCAAACATAAGAAGCGAAAAAGTAGGTATTGGTACAGACTCGCCATCCGAAAAATTAGATGTTTCAGGTAATATCAAATCTTCAGGAAAAATCAATGCACTTTCAATAGGAAGTAAATTTGGCGACGGCATCGCTTCACTACCTGCTCTGGGAGCAGAAGGAAATACTTTTGGCATAGGTAGCGGATATGGGTTTAGGTTTAATGTACTTACTACCGGAGATGGAAATTTACAGATAGGTAGATTTTCAGGAGGTGCAAATGCATACAATCTTATATTGCAATCTCAAGGGGGCAATGTTGGTATTGGACAAAGTTCTCCATCCTACAAACTCGACGTTAACGGAACAAGTAGATTCACAGGAGCACTTACTGCAGCAGTAAGTGTGGCAACACCGATATTGAATCTTGGAAATGGCTGGACTATTGAAGCAAGCGGTGCAGAGATTCATTTCAAATTAAATGGCGTGGTTAAGGGCAAATTTATTGACGGGGCATTCGTAAGTATGGGAGAATTAACAGCATATGTAGCAGCAACTTAAAAATTAAAGTTATGAAGAAAGTATTATTCTGGTTGGCAAGGATTTTCAAAGTCGATTTGACAGTTGAAAAGATTATCTACAAGGACAGGATTGTAGAAAAGATTGTTGCCCTTGAGGGTACAATTGATAATAATGTTACTGTAAAAGGAAACCTGTATGTAACTGGTGATATTTATGTGGCTGGAAATATTTCGGCACACGGTGGAATTGTATCTGGAATGAGCATTGAGGAAGTAAAAATGCAAGCAGAGAAAGAAATTTCTGCTTATAAAGCAATGGAGGATTAATTATGGCACTATCATCAACAAATATAAGTACAAGCTTAGTCAAGAGTGCTATAGGGGCTGCAACTAACGACGTTGGCTCGCTTTGTACGCATCCAAACATTAACAAGTGGAGCAAGTGGAAGCCTGTGAGACACTTTAACATTACAGGAATAAATGCCGCAGATTTGAAAGCAGTAAAGTACGGTTTATACATCAATGAGTTTTCCACCATACAAGACGTTATTTCTTTTTATGAAAGCGGAGCTATCGCATGGAGATACGATAAACCACGTGGCCATACGAGTTTAGAATATTTCAGACTTGGAGATTTCAGGACATATGATCATGATGTAAGAGAATCATATACATTATTCAAGCCTAACAATATGTCATCGGCTACCACGCTTCCGATAACTTACAATAAGAAACTGTCGCACCCATCTACCGGTGTAACTATTGAAGATTTAGATTTACACACGATGTGTCTTGGCGGAGCAGTTGGAAAAAATGGCACATTATTAAAGCATTTTACACTTGCTAACCCAATTTCGAGTTACTCGGATACAATTGTCGCGGAAATACCAATTGACGGATTATTTGGCATCCATCAAGCATATGCTTTCTTAGCTGAAAGAAATCCTATTGTGCCATCAAACATCGATAAGTATTATGCAATTGAAAATGGTCGATTAGGTAATTTTGACACTGACGGTGGCAACCCTACATGGGGGTTCTCATCTACTCTAACAGGGATGTTAACAGATAATCCAGTACAAGATTACACGGTGACATGGGAATTAAAATTAACTAATTCAAGGGAGACACCTATTATTTTTCCAAATTGCATCGTGAAAGTGCTGTATCAAAATACAGACCCAGTAAATGGTGCCCTTTCTGATGGAGAACAAATGGTTAATTTAGGTTCAATTACGGTTGCAGCAGGACAAACAGAAACGAGAAATGGGACATTCAATCAGGTGTTAAGGTACTATCAGACACAGGGGGGTAAATTAGCATTTGTAAATCAATATACAGGATTAAATAAAATTTATCCGCTTTTTGAAGCATAAAACAATTTAATATTTATAACTATGACTATGACTATGACAACAGAATTATTCAAAATGACAGAAGAAACAACCATTGAGAATGGTGTCGAAACGAAAGAAGTTACACAGCTTGAAACCATTATCAAAGATAATGACGGTAATGAAATTGGGCGCATCAACGTGAACCAGTGGGGAGGCAACTTCAACCTGAACACGGGGCAGCTTGATGTTCAAGCGGTAAACGACGGAATTATAAACGTATTAAATCCACAATAATGGCAAAGAAAGAATTGAAAGGACTTAGCCGGGGAGAAGTAGTTTCCCTGTATTCAGCAATCAGAGACATTAAGAGCGGCAACCTCGATAAGGAAGCGATGGTAGCGTATGTATTGCTTCGGGTGAAGCTGAAAGGCATACATGATGATTTTGAAAAGGCACGTGCCGAGATATCGGAACAGACCAAGCCGGCAGGATGGAAAGAGGGAGATCCCGTAACTGACTGGAACAAGTCCTTTTCGGAGATCATGCAAAAATGGCTCGATGAGAAAACGGACATCGACGCAAAAGTCCTGTCAACCGACAGCTGTGTGTCGCTGATAACTTCCAATCCGGATTTACCCGGAAGCATCGGGGACGTGATAATGATGTTTCTAAATAAATAACAATCAGGTGGAGGGGGTCGGGAAACAATCGAATACTAACTATTTTAACTCGTTGTAATGAATTGGGAGATAATTATATCGGCGGTAGTCGGAATGCTTACCGGAGGCGGCGTTTCGTGGCTATTCAAGATTAAGGAAGACAAGGCTGGGTCAAAGGCTGACGTTGTTGATTCCTCCACCGATGCTATGAACAAGATGATGGAGCTGATAGGATCACAGCAGGACAGGTTTAACAAGATCATAGAGGGAAAGGACAAGCTGATAGAACAGCAGCAAGGACTGATTGACGGATATAAATCAGCACTCGAAGAGGCTAATCAGAAATTGAAAAATCTTGAATTTAAGGTTGGCGAGAATGACCGAAAGATTACCGGAATGCAGAAAACAATTGATAATGAAATTAAAGAGCGCAAGATGGCTGAAAACAACGTCTGTTTCTCTACGGATTGCAAGTTGAGGCGGCCACCGCTCGGAACGTATAAAAAAGAAGCATGAAGACAAGCGACAAAGGGATAGAGTTCATCAAACGACACGAGGGGCTGCGATTAAAGGCGTACCAGTGCCCCGCGGGTGTCTGGACGATAGGTTACGGCAGCACTGGAGGCGTTCGCCCGGGAGACGTGATAACCGAGGCGCAAGCGGAAGTAAAATTGAGAGAGGATCTAAGGACGGCCGAGAACGAGGTCAACAGGCACAAGCTGAACATCAATCAAAATCAGTTTGACGCTCTTGTTTCCTTCACGTTCAACGTCGGATCGGTGAATTTCAGGAGCTCGACACTTTTGAAACGCATCAAGGAAAACCCAAACCATCCAGATATCCAAAATCAATTCAACAGGTGGATTTATGCCGGGGGAAAAGTTTTACCCGGCCTGATTAAAAGAAGAGCGGAGGAAGCTAAATTGTATTTCAAATAAAACCAACATGACTAATAAACGTGATCAAAAAAAACGGCTTGTTTGGACGGTGATCCTGTTAGCTATTCTGGTTGTGTTCCTATTAACAGGGTGCAAGACAAAAACGGTACTCGTCCCGGTTAAGGAAACGAAAATCGAGTACCGGGACAGATTAAGAGTTGA